TAGGGGAGACTTTTTCTAAAACTGTGCTATAAAGGGAGTATGAGTGTGATAAGAGGGGTATTTTCGGATACACACATCCCTTTTCAACATCCGAATTATCTGACGTTTCTGAAAGACACGTTTGCTGAATGGGGAGTTGAAGAGGTTATTTGTCTTGGAGACCTCATAGACAACCATGCGATCTCTCGGTTTCAGAGCGAACCGTGCGCTGACGGAGCGTACCTAGAGTTAGCGAAAGCGAGAGAAGCGGTAAAGGAACTGACGGAAGCGTTCCCGAACGTAAAGATGTGCCGTGGCAACCATGACGATATAGCATATCGACAGGCGAAGACGCTAGGCATCGGGGATGTATTCATCAAGCCGTTTCGTGAGATATACGGCTTACCGCACACATGGGAGTTGGAAGACGAGTATGTGATAGACGGAGTGTTGTACACCCACGGAACAGGGCGAGGTGGGAAACACGCAACGTACAACATAGCGGTAGACGAGCGGATGTCGGTATGTAGCGGACACACGCACACAGGCGGTGGGGTAAACTACATAGCGAACAAGACGGAGACGATATTTAGTTTAAACACGGGCGCACTATTGAATCAATCGGCTTATGCGTTTGAATATGCCAAGTATTCAAAGCATCGCCCAACGCTCGGATGCGGTGTGGTACTTTCACCGCATGAAGCGTACTTCATTCCTATGACAGGCAAGTACTTGCAAACTTCATAGGAAAACGCAAATGTTTTACATTTATTCATAGTAACATCGCAATTGTTACCAACCTCGGCAGATGTTACGATTGCCGAACTTCATTCAAAAAACAGAATAGGACTCGTGGGCAATGCACGAAGCCGTGAATACACAGGGGTGGGAGTGTGGCTTTGATAGATATTAGGCAACTTCCGTCCGTGATTGAAGCAATTAACACAGGACTCTCCAACAAAGAGATTGTTGAAGTTAAGGTCGAGAACAAGGGTGTCTCTGTGGTTTGCATCCACAGGACGGTCAAAGTTATAGAGAAACAACAGAAGAAAGATTGATGCACCGAACTTGATGTGGTGCTAAAAACCTAACGGTATGAGGTTAAGGGGTATATCCCCTTGACCTCTTTTTTTATTTGCGAGGTAGAGATGGCTGACAACACAGTAACAACTGAACAGGAAGTCTACGGCAACGGACTGCACAGCCTGTTTGGACGCAGACAGATATGGTGTACGACTGACGAACTCACCGAAGACAACATCGTTGCCGAGGTGAACAGCGCATTAAGCATCCATATACAGAACCTGTTGGAGATGGAATACCTCTATTGGTATCGCAGAGGGTTACAGCCTATCCTCAACCGCAAAAAGGAAGTGCGCCCCGAAATCAACAACAGGATCGCAGAGAACCATGCGGATGAGATCGTGGCGTTCAAGAACGGCTACTTCCTTACCAAGCCTGCGTTCTACGTCTCTCGCAATGACGAGGAAGAAGCGAACGAGGAAGTAAAGGAACTTAACGAGTATCTGTACCGTAGCGGTAAGCAGGATGCAGATAACGCCATCGTGGATTGGTTTCACACGGTCGGCAGGGCGGTGCTGTATGTCACCCCGAACGATGACAGCGATGTGCCTGTCCTAGCCTATGCGCTTGACCCTCGGTCTGCGTTTGTAGCGTATGACTTAACACCGAGCCATTCCCCGAAACTCGCCTGCAACATCGTGGTCAACAACGGAGAGTTGAGCGTGGATGCCTACACCAAAGACACGGTGTACAGGCTGAAAGGCACGACCATCGGCAGGTTCATGACGAACGACCCGACCTTTGTGGCAACGGTCACCGAGTTGGTGGGAACAGAACCGAACATCCTAAAAGAGATACCGATCATTGAGTATCAGTACAACTCCGTATGGATGGGCGCATTCGAGTCTGCCCTCCCCTTGCTTGACGCAATCAACACCGTAATGTCCAACCGAGTGGACGGTGTGGAACAGTTCATTCAGAGCCTCGCCATCGCAGTCAACTGCGACCTTGACGATGATGTTACAGCCAATGACATCAGACAGGCAGGAATGATTGTCCTCAAGTCCATAGGCGAGAACAAAGCGGACTTCAAGATACTGTCCGAACAGTTGAATCAGACCGAGACGCAGGTATTGGTTGACTACCTCTATCAGCAGGTAATGACAATCTGCGGAATGCCTAACAGCCATAACAGCCGTTATGGGGGCGCGGACACGCAGTCAGCGCAGTTGGCAAAGGATGGTTGGTATCAAGCAGATACCGTAGCACGGAACACCGAAGACCTGTTCGTTAAGTCTAACAGGAAGTTCGACAAGATATTCCTCGACATCCTGCGCAGAAAGAACCTCACGAAACTGAAACCGAGCGACATCAAGTTGCAGTTCAGCAGGAATGAGACAGCCAACGTACAGAGCAAGGCACAGGCGGTATACACCCTGCTTGGCGCAGGACTTGCCCCCGAACTTGCGTTCTCGAAGAGTGGCATCTCCAATGACCCTGTCACGGATGTGGCTCTGTCCAAGAAGTACTTGAACCTCGTATGGGGAGATCCCGATGCACCGATTGAGAAGACGGTTGAGGGTGCGTTGATTGCGAACCCCGAAGAGAACACTCCTAGCGGAAACACACCTGCGCAAGGCGCAATGCCACAGGATGACCCCCAAGCCACAGGCGAACAGGCGCAGGTAAGAAAAGCGTTAGGACAGCATTGGGTGCGTGGGTATTGGAAGAGTGACTGATGGCACTAGCACAGTTTGACGAACTGAACATGTTGGAAGACCGCATCACAGAGTTTTCCGAAAGCGTTGGTACAGCGACCGAAGCGGAGAGCCGAACACTTTCTGCTTCGGCGGTGGAAGACGAACTAGAAGACCTGCTGATCATGGCATACACGATGGGCGTTGACTACGCAAACGATGTGCTAGGCACGGACATCAAGGCTGACATGCAGGAAATGGAAGACACCGTATACCGCAAGATAGACGGCAAAGACTTCAAAGACCGTGTGCGAGAGCACATGGCAGACGGACAGTACGGACTTGTGGGAAACACCGCAAGAACAGATGCGCAGATGGCGTACAACCAAGCGGTGCTGAACACCGCACAGGCTAGTGGCAAAAGCGGTATCCGCAAGAAGTGGTTCACGATGGGAGACAACCTTGTGCGTGACACCCATTGGCAATTAGAGGGAGTGACCATCCCGATCGAAGACGAGTTCTACATAGACGATGCCCATGCGATGAGACCGTGTGGCTTCGGAGTGCCCGAACTTGACTGTAACTGTAGGTGCTTCCTGCAACTACTGACATAACACGCAAGTGTTCATATATCCGCTGTAGAGAAACAGCGTCAACAAATCGCAACTACATCGTCAGAGAAGACGGAAATCGCAAACATAGTCGGAGATGACTTAAAAGCGCAAGGAGAACGAGATGAAGATTGATGTGACGAAAATCGAAAACTACGAAGCAATGACCCCCGAAGAGAAACTCGATGCAGTTCTGAACTATGAGTTTGAAGCACCGCAGGTCGAACCGCCCAAAGCGGATGACACAGAGGTGAACAAACTGAAGCAGAGACTGAACGAAGTAACGAGTGAGTCTGCCAACTACAAGAGACAGTTGCACGAGAAGATGTCCGCTGACGAACGTGCGAAAGCCGAGCGTGAAGAGCAGGAACAGGCACTCCGCAACGAACTGAACACCCTGCGCAGAGAGCGGACGGTATCCATTTACACTTCCAAACTGATGGAGAGCGGATACGATGCACTAACTGCAAAGACGATGGCAGAGGGGTTGCCCGATGGTATCGGCGATGACTTCTTCACATCGCAGAAATCGTTCTTGGAAACCACGATTCAGAACACAAAAGCACAAGTCCTCAATCAGCAACCGCAACCCACACAGGGTTCTCCGCTGACAGGCAAACAAGCAGAAGACCTCGAATACGAAAAACTTCGTAAATGGGCAGGTCTCAAATAACAAAAAAATAATTAGGAGAAAAAGATTATGGCAACAACTATGACAGCACCTGTGAACAACAGCATCGCTCTTGCACAGAAGTATCTGCCTATCCTCGACGAGATTTACAAAGAGGGTTCTAAAACTTCCATCCTCGATACCGCTGAATACAACGTTCGTTGGATCGGAGCAAAAACAATTCAGTTATTCAATAGCGCATCCGTTGGTCTTGCCAACTATAGCCGTAACGCAGGTTACCAAGTTGGTGATGTGACACAGGCTTGGGAAAACTACACTCTGAACGTTGACCGTGGTCGTTCTTTCAGCGTTGACGTAATGGACAACGATGAGACTCTCGGCATGGCGTTCGGCTCTCTGATGGGTGAGTTTGAGCGTGTACACGTTATCCCCGAAGTAGATGCATATCGTCTCGCCAAATACGCAGGTCTCGTAAAGACAGGCGCAAAGACCTCCGCTACCGACCCTGCAGGAAGTGGCGTAAACATCGCTTCGCAGATTGACGGGGGCATGGCTTACATGGATGAACTTGAAGTTCCGCACGAGGGACGTATCTGCTTCATCTCCCCCAAAGCCTATGAGAACCTCAAAGCAAACGTTACTCGTTACACTCTGAACCTTGAGAAAGACGTCAACAACAACATTGAGATGTACAACGACCTCCGCTTGGTCAAAGTACCGCAGGCTCGTTTCGCTACAGTTTGCACCCTCAATGCCCCGACAACTTCTTCGGGCGCAGGTGGATTCACCTTGAGTGGCAACAACATCAACTTCCTCATTGTCGATCCTAGAGCGACCATGCAGGTCATCAAGCACCTCGTTCCTCGTGTCTTCTCCCCCGAAGTCAATCAGGAAGCAGATGCTTGGAAGTTCGACTACAGAGTTTATCATGACTGCTTCGTACAGGCACAGAAACTCGATGGTCTGTACCTCGGACTCGGCACAGCGATTGCTTAATGTTTCGCATATTAGCAGACGGTTCTATCCAAGTTGGGATTCTTCCCAACTTGGAGTCTGCCCCCGAAAAGGCAGAGCCAAAGGAAGAGCCAAAGAGTGCGCCTAAAGCAGAACCCAAGAAGAAAAAGAAATAACTCGAAGAGGTAGACCAATGGCAGACGAACAGAAAATCACAATGCTCAAGACAATGCTCTTCCCCGATGGGGTCGATGCAGATGAGGTTGCTACTGTTGAAGCGCAGTTAGGGGTCTACCTCGACTTGGCTCAACAGGCAATTCTCAATTATAAGTACAGTTACTCTTCGGCAGGTATACCCGAAGAGTTGCCTAGTGAATACGATGTGATACAGGTCATGGCGGTAGCGCAGGGATTTGCGCAGATAGGTGCGGAAGGGCAGACTCTCTCCATTGAGAACGGCATCCACCGCCATTGGAAGTATGAAGACATGGTGGCTTACATCTACTCCCATGTCATACCGATAGCAAAGGTGACAGGATGAGAGACGTACAGCGGAACAAACAGACCCTCTACTACGCCCTGCGCACAGGAAGCGTGGAGAACACAGATGAATACGGCAATGTCACGGGAACGTTCCGTGAGGTCTACGGTGAGCCTGTAAAGTACCGCAGAAATGTGAGTGCTCCAAAGGGAACTATTGACCTAGAGCGTTTCGGTCTCGACTCGCAGTACACGAGAGTGATTGCGACCACGGACATGAATTGCCCTATTGCCGAAGACTCAATCCTGTGGGTGGGCATTAAACCTACCGATACAGAGGGAAACCCTGTGCCCCACAACTATGTCGTTCAGCGCATCGCACCGACCATCAATCAGTTGCTGATAGCAATCAAGGAAGTCCATGTCTCGTAGAACTATACGCATAAGCCTCAACGTGCCTAGCATCAACCACGCCATCCATGCGTTGGAGTATGAGAAGCGCAGGCTGAACCGCAAGAAAGACGAGTTCTTTGACAGGCTCGGAGAGAAAGCGGTCAAGGAGTTGAGACAAATCTACAACGGAAAAGCGAACGTTGACTATGAAGTGGGTGACGGATTAGTAGTCATCAAAGCGGATGGCGAGGGTCTGCTATTCGTTGAGTTTGGTGCAGGTGTTCCTGCTGACAGCACTCAAGGTGTGCGCTTTAATTTCGGGGCAGGCTCTTACTCCATAACCCACGCACAGACCTATCAAGAATGGTTGGCAAGCGGTGGAACAAAGTGGTCTGTTGACGGTCACTACGTTTATGACCGTGAGGGACTAGACGCTTTCATGCAGTTGGAAAATAAACTTCACGACATTATCAGAGAAACCGCAGACGAGGTATTTGGAAAATGATAGACATAGAAAACACCCTGTTCAATGCGGTGGCAACACAACTCCGCACGAACCATGAGGGCATCAAGGTTTACGGAGAGTACGTTGCCGAACCTGCGAGTTTCCCTTGCGTGAATATGTGGGAGAACTCCAACAATGTCTACGCACAGTTGGAGAGCAACACTTCCCTTGATGACTATGTGAATGTTGGGTACACCATCCAAATCTTCACCAACACGCAGACCAAGAAAGAGGACGGCAAAGCATTGGCGCACGAGATAGATGACATCATGCTCCGCTATCGATTCCGCAGAGTCTTTATGCAACAGATACCGAACATCGACCGAACCATATACCGCATCGAATTAAGATACACAGGCACAGTCAAGCGAACAGATTACGGTGACGAGAACACCACGATCTATAACGTATACCCACGATAAATCTAACAAGGAGAAATACGCATGGCACTTGAAATCAGTACCGTTGGAGCAACAGTCAAGTATGCTATAGAGACCACGGCAGGAACTCGTCCTACAACGGGTTACACCGAGATTCCCGATGTCAATGAAGCACCCGACTTCCCGATGGACGTTGAAGTTCTTGATGCTTCCAACACCACAGACACAATCACACGCTACATCGCAGGTCGGCAAGACCCAGGCGGTGACAAGGAGTTCACTCTGAACCACACCGAGAACGTCATTACAGTTTGGGAGACGATGGTCACGTCATCCGAGACGGCATACGCACAGGGCAAGCAGACATGGTTTGAATATGTCTATCCCGATGCAACGAAGTCGTTCTTCTTCTCTGCTATTCCGCTGTCGCTCGGCAACGGTGGTATCGCACAGAACGAGGTTGACACCATCCCTGCCCATGTCATCTGCACAGGCATTGGCGGTTGGGCAACGAAGTCTACCACTTAAGGTTTACAGCATGAGGTTTCCTCAATAACCCCATGCACCACCACAATTTATTTTATGTAGGAGATGAGAAGTATGGCGAAGTCCACGATTGAGAAAGAGAAGAAAGAAACCGAGAGAATCAAACCTATCCGTCTGATAGACAACGAGACAGGCGATGAGTACATCCTAGATTTTGATCTAGAAGCGTGTAAGTTCTGCGACAGGCAGGGCATCGATGTAGACAGCATCCTCACCCATCCTGCCACACAGGGAGAGTTGTTCTTCTTCTGCGCATTCCGCATGCATCACAAGAACAGGATGCCCAAAGAGAAAACGGACAAAATCCTGTGGAACGCATTGGGCGGTTTCAACGAGAAAACAGCGGATGTGTTCATGAGACTAGTCGAACTGTACTACCAAGCGCTCGGTGTCTTGAGTGACGGTGAAGAGGAAAACCCTCGGATGACGGTGGAACTGTAAGCCAAGAGCCTACAGGCAAGCCGTCTCTCTCGACAGTATTGAATCAGCAATGCGCTTATTACATGAGCATTGGCATGACATGGGAACAGTTTTGGCACGGAGACTATGACATATATGCAATCTTCCGTGATGCAGAGAACTACCGCAAGGAACAGCGCAACTACGACATGTGGTTGCAGGGGTTGTACATCAACCGAGCGGTAAGCGTTTCCTTGAGTCAAGCGTTCAGCAAGAGTAAGAACGGTGCATTGAAATATCTAGACTATCCGATTGCAATCACCGCAAGGGAGAAGCAAGCGGAGAAACAGAGAAACATAGAACGAACCCGAAGATGGTTCATGAGTGAGGGTAAGGATGGCAACAGTACAGTATGACGATATATTGCTGAACATTCGGTCGGCAATGAGTGCCGATGGCATAGATAAAGCAATAGCAAATCTTAAGGCGATCAAAGGCGTATTCCCTATCGAGGGTCTTTCCGAGTCCGCTTCTGATATGCAGGCTTTTGCCAATGCCATCAACTCCATCAACAGCGACACCCTCAAGACGATCTCGTCAATGAAGCGCAGGTTAAAAGGCATCACAGGTGGATTGACCATCAATCAGCAGATGCCCTCCCCTGCCGTTGATGAGGCAACCAAAACAGATGTTGGTGCACCCGATGCCGAGGCTTTGGCGCAGAACGCAGAGAAAGCAAGAGAGGGTCTGAACGAGGCAAGCGAAAGCGCACAGAACCTCTCCACCAACATAAATAGCGCAAGCAAGCACTCTACTACCCTGCTCGGCAAACTGAAACAGATAGCAAGATACCGCATGCTTCGTGCCGTGATTACAGGTATGGTCAACGCCATGAAAGAGGGCGTAAGCAACCTTGAAGCGTGGGACAGGCGTGTTGGTAACACAGGGTTTGCGGATGCTATGGACAGGGCGAGAGAATCCTTGCTAGTCCTCAAGAACAGCCTAGCCGTAGTAAGCGCACCGTTCATCGAGATTCTTATCAGAGGCTTACAGCAGATTGCATCGTGGGCGATGACAGCCGCCAACGCAATCTCTAGGTTTTTTGCGATACTAGGCGGTCAGTCCACATATCGTGCTGTTAAGTGGGCAGACTACACCGCCAATGCGGTCAAGGCTACCACAGGCGCAGTCAAGAACGCAGGCAAAGAATTTGAGCGTCAGTTGATGAAGTTCGATGAAATCAACAACATTACCGATAAGAAAGGTAGTGGTGGTTCATCGGGATACGGCAACAGCGGTTACTTCAACTATGATGACATGTTTGAGGAGCGTTCCGTTGGGCAGGTGAGCAACGTAGCCAAAGCGTTCCAAGCCATCATCGACAAGATAAAACAGGTGGCAAAAGAACTTCAGCCTGTGCTGAACAAACTGAAAGACATTGCCACGGAGATAGCCAAGCCTGCGTGGGAGGGATTTAAAAGAGTTCTTGAGTCTGTCGCAGGACTATTCATCAACATAGTAGACCTTTGCGGTTCTATGGTCGATGCAATAGGAAGAGTTGTTATCGGCATCGACAAAGCAACGCAAGCGTTTGGCGGTCTTAAAACGATAGGTCTTCTTCTCAAAGAGGCGTTCGATAAACTAGCGTTTGTCATAGATATAGTAAGCGCAGGTATCCGTGTGTTGTCCTACGTTGTTGAAGTCGCAGGGCATTACTTTGAACACGTTGGCGATGTGGTAGGTCACTTCCTCAACTTGCTTAAAGGAAAAGAAAGTTTTGAAGAGTTCAAGAGCAACCTGCGTTCTTCGGCAGATGAATTGCAGGGGCGTGTAAAGAAAGCGGTCAATGACCTCAAGTATGACCTCGACAGAACGTTCAACCACACCTACACGCTGACAACGAAGTGGGACGAGATCATCAACAGAACGGTTCACGTCAACGAGATATATAACCAAATTCAAGGCAAAGGCTACAACTACTATGCCAAGTACGCAACAGGTGGTTTCCCCACACAGGGTCAGATGTTCATCGCTCGTGAGGCAGGACCTGAACTAGTCGGTACGATTGGCGGTCAGACGGCTGTCGTGAACAATAGTGACATCGTGGCATCCGTATCGCAAGGTGTTGCCCAAGCGGTAGCATCGGTGCTTGGCGGTGGTCAGCAAGTCAACGTCACCCTAGAGGGCGATGCGAAGAACCTCTTCAAGGTGGTTCAGCGTGAGGGCAGAGCCTACTCCGCAAGGACAGGGCAACCTGCACTAGCATAAGGAGATAAGATATGGCGGTAGTTACATTAACAGTTAACGGTACAGAATTACCCGAACCGCAGGAGTTCTCGGTCTCCGTGCAAGACGTTGACTACGAGAGCGGTCGTAACCAAACAGGATATATGTTCAGAGACAGGGTTCGTGGGGGAGCGAATGCTCCTCGCAAGTTGGAATGCAAGTTTCCCCCACTAACCATGAGCGAGGTATCTACGGTGCTACAGGCGGTGAACGGTGCTTCGATGTACGTCACCTACCCCGACCCATACACAGGATCGTTCCGCACAGGACAGTTTTATGTCGGTGACAGGAAAGCACCCCTCTATTGGAGAAACGGCAACGATTACCTTTGGAAAGACCTAGCGTTCAACTTCATCGAATATTGATGGCAAATTGTCTAGGTTTTCGGCAGAGATGCATCGAGAGGTAAAGTTACTCCACCTCGCAATTTCATTCGCTGAATCGTGGCTAGTAGCGTAGCCAAAAAGATTTGCAAACAAAATAGGAGCAATTAGATGTACGTTCCTGTCACTACAGAAGATTTTGATACTTGGATTAAAGCGGAGTCTCGGACATTTGAGACCCGATGCGATGTCATCATCGGGAACACTACCTACAGATTGTCGGGTAGCGGATTGAGCGGTGACATCATCTCCATGCAATGGAACAATGTGGTCTGTTCCAATGACGGACTACAGATTGGAACATCATGCATGGATGAATTTAGGATGGAGTATCGGAACAACGGTATTCCGTCCTTAATGAATAGTGAGATACATCCGTATGTAGGATTAGTTATACCCCATGAGAACACAGGCGATGTAACCGTGTGGATACCTCTTGGGGTGTTCTACGTTACGAACACAGAGTCTAATGACGAGGATAGAACATTCTCCGTGACCGCATACGATGGGATGCAGAAACTATTGGGGGACTTTGATGCTACGGAGATCGGAGTGACATTCCCTATTACCGCTTGGAGTCTCCTCTCTGCGATTGCTACCTATTTTGATATGACCGTTACCTGCGATGAGACGGCAGACGATACTCTCGATGAGATAACCTTTGATGAAGCGTATGAGGGAACATACAGAGATTACGTTGGATGGATCGCAGGACTTGTCGGAGCGAACGCTCACATGGGCAGAAGCGGAGACCTCGCCCTCGTCACCTACAAAGACCATGATTTGACCGTTCCTCGCATCTTGCAACACATGGGCGGTGCAACGGTAAACTATGGTGGCTCGGTGTCATATACCGCAATGGTCAGCGGTGTGGCAGAAACACCAATATATCCCTCTTCTAGAACAGGAAACCCTATCACCTATACAAACCCCTACATCACAACAGAGGAACTCGACGCCGTGTGCGATACGGTGTTGGGAGAGAGCGGTATAACGGTCACTCCATGCAACGTGACATGGCGAGGAGACCCTCGTGTGGACGCAGGCGACATCGTAAACGTTGAGGATAAAGACGGCAACTACGCCCCTGTCTATGTGATGGAGAGGGTGATGAACATAACAGGCGGTCTGTCGGAACAACTTAATTGCTATAGCGAAACGGAGATGGGAAAGACGTTGAACCAATCTCCAATGGAGAAGAAAATCACGCAGTTGGCAAAAGAGACCAAGTCATTCGCTGATGCCATCAACCTCACAGAGGGAACGTTCAAGTTCGTTCCCAACGCTAGTGGTGGTAATAGTGGGTTTGTCATCGAAGAGACTGACGGAGTTTCGATCTTGAGATGCTCCGCAGGTGGCTTGGGTTTCTCCCCCGATGGCGGTAGCACATACACCAACGCAATTACCAAGAACGGCATCAACGCCACGGCAATCACCACAGGAACGCTGAACGCTGACCTCATCACGGCAGGAACTATCAATGCTAGTCTCATCAAATCGGGAACGCTAGATGCGAGTTTCATAACGGTCGAGAACCTCTACGCACAGGGTGTTCTAATCGACAACGGAAGCGGTGCTAGGGTGTTTGCCATTGATATAGACCCACAATATGGTGCGCCTTTCATTCAGCAATATGACACAGAGGGCGAGATGATATTCTCCTCGACATCGTTGAGGACGGAGACCAACCTCGACACAATATTCCGACTTCGTCATTCGGCTTCTGACTACTTCGCCATCACCGCAACAGGAGACCCCACAGATGACACAGGGGCAACGAGCGCAACCCTACGGTTTGGTGCGCCTAACAAAACCTACCCTACTAGAGCAGAGGGCATCTACTTCTCCTCTAACCCTGCTTCTACAACAACGAGCGTTGACCGTGAGTCAATTAGTCTAGGGGATACCACATCGGGAGCGTACTTCAAAGTAAGGCACGTCATGAACGGTACAACGGAGGGTGTGCAATTACAGTTGCACAACGCCAACGGCAACCAACGCTTTGCCATATACCTCGGTGGAAATTACACCAACCCTCAAGTCTATCTGTACAATTTGACAACACAAAGCATGGAGTGGCGGTACATATCGTGGCTGGATGTGACCATTAACGGACAGGGATATTACCTTATCGGAACAACTCATAGTTAAGGAGAAAGAGATGAACATAGACAAGAACGAAGTGAAAGCGATCCTCGACACGTTGAACACCATCGAGGTCAAAGGGAAAGACAACCTCAACAAGTTGTTTGCGATAATTAGTCTGCTTGAGATGAGATTGGCTGACGAGCAGAAGAAAGACGAGGCGCAGGAATGACACTTGACTTGACCACCATTTCAATACTTATCGGGATAATTGGAGGTATTGTGAGCATCTTCGGACAATTAAGCAATATGCGTAAGTCTCAAGATGAGATGCTGAAAGCACAAGCCGTGCGAGATAAAGAGATGGAAGACAGACTTAAGAGCATAGAGAAAAAGGTAGAGAGCCACAACAACTATGCACAAAAGTTCTCGGAACTCACCGAAACCATTGTGGAGATGAAAACCGACATCAAGTGGATAAAGGAGCAGAAGTGATGGCGTTTACTACACATGACAATGCACCCTATCTGTATCGCAGAAGCGGTGGCGGTGGGGATAAAGAGATTGACAAGTTAGTCGGTGGCACGATTGCGTGGAATCAGTTATTCCAATCTGGAGCAAATGGAGTTAATTCAAACGCCGGAACTAAAACGTATGACAGTACAACAAACACTTTTACCGTTACAAATTCAACATCAGTATCGTGGCTCGGTGTTTATACTCTACGAGCAAACATTTTATCGACTCCGAACCATAAATATCTGATTTTTGTCAAAGCAACTAATACACTTGCTACAAATCTGATGTTTGGTACAGATACTTCTTACAAGGTACAGAGCGGTTTCACGGCAAACACCGAAAAAGCGTGCTCCGCAGTCATAAGCCCAACCAATAGTGGCTCGTTTATCTTCTACTTTAACAATGCAAGTTCCGTAAAATTCAGAGACATTCAGATATTCGACCTCACCCTCATGTTTGGTTCTACCATCGCAGATTACGTCTACTCGCTTGAGCAATCCTCACAGGGTAGCGGACTCGCATGGCTGCGGAGTTACGGATTCTTCACGGAAGACTACTATGACTACAATAGTGGCGAACTCAAGAGCGTGAGCAACCTCGTCAGCCATGATATGACAGGGTTCAATCTGTGGGATGAGGAGTGGGAAGGCGGTACGATAAACACAAGCACGGGAGTAAATTCCGATGTTGGCTTAAATACGAACATCCGAAGCACCAACTTTATATCAGCGTTACCGAATACAGAGTATTATTTTTGCCGTCAAAATTTTAACGGAAACATCTTTGAGTACGACAACGGCAAAAATTTCATCCGTGTTGTTCCATCGCCTACAACCTTTACAACCGCCGCAAACACTAGATTTTTGAGGTTCTATATGGGGACGGCGTATGGCAACACTTACAACCACGACATTTGCATCAACTTCTCTTCATCTCGCAACGGAGAGTACGAACCCTACACTCTCCATTCCTATCCTCTCGGAGATGTGACCTTGCGAGGATTGCCTAAACTCAACGGCAACGCACTCTACTATGACGGAGATAGTTATGAGAGCAACGGCACGGTGACACGGAAGTATGGAATTGTTACCTTGAATGGGTCAGAATCATGGGGAATGAATGTCACTTCGCACAATGGATATGTTTCCATGAACTCTGTTAAAAGAGTCTCTGATTATAAATTGAGCATGGTATCGAGTTATTTACCTGTTGAGAGACAGGCGGGAGACCTATCTACTTCTGAAATGCCATCATGGGTTAGTGCATACTACAACAATAGTGTTAGCGTAGGTCAAAACTGGATATATGTGCATATTGACGGAATTACGACCGTTGATGATTTGAAGGCGTATTTGGCGAATAAACCGCTGGCGGTTGTCTACGAACTTGCCTCACCCACCACGGAAACCGCTGACACCTACACCAATCCTCAATGGGTAGACCCGAACGGAGCGGAGAGGTACACTCTTTCCTCTAATGCTTTCCCCATGCCTGTCGGTCATGAGACTACCTACAACACGGACATGGGTAGCAAGACGGTGAACACGCAAGTGAACCTCTCCATGACAGAACCGTCCGTGAGACAGATTTACGCAAAAGAGGGAGACACGGCAAGGGTGCTGAACATCCATTTAGATCAGACGGAAGAGGACGGAACGCTTCGCATCTTGCGACCCGACGGAACGGAAGTGACCACAGATGCGGTGCTTGTTCCCGAATTCTACGATGGATTGATGGCAGAGATACCGCCCGATGCAACTTCCGTAGTCGGCAAATGCTACTGTGATGTGGAGCAAAACGGAGTGAGTTCCATGCCGTTCACGCTGAATGTGAAAAAGAATGAGAGGGAATCATGACTACTACAGTATCAATCACGCAAGACCTCACCGTTCCTGTCCGTCAAGTTATCTATAGCAAAGTAGGCGATACCTCACGCTATGTGGAAGTCACCTTATTCAATGACGGAGTAGCGTGGGAAGTGCCAAGCGGTGCGACCGCATCCGTCCATGCGGAACAGATGGATGAAACCTATGTGGAGAGTTCGACCTCGACCATAGACGGAAACACCATCACCGCATTACTCCCGACCTACACCTGCGAGGGAACTACGCCCACGGAGATAGCCATCGTGAGCGGTGGACAGACCGTAGCGACCTTTGACTTCTATGTGGAAGTCTTGAAATCAGCATAAAGGAGATAACGCAATGTCAAACAAAGTCTATGATAGTTTAAAATGGCTATGCCTTATCGGCATACCTACATTCACCACTTTCTTCGTTACATTGGATTCCATTTTCATGTGGGGATATGGTGACACAGTTGCCAAAGTCTCTGCGGCAGTATGCGCTTTAATCGGTGGATTGATTGGCATATCTTCTGCGCAGTACTACAAAGCAAACGGTTCTCTCCCAATGCCCGAAGATGAACAGGAAGTAGACAACAACGAGGTGGGCGAGGGATGAACTTCATCTATCCTTTGAGCCGATATATCAAGATAACCCAAGTCTTTTGGAGTGGCCATCTCGGAGTGGATTTCGGATGGAATGACGGCGCGTACTGTAATCAACCAATCGTAGCAATCGAGGACGGCACGGTAGTCGGATGCGCTGACGGTTACGGCAACACCTACCCCAACAAACGCATCTACGGAAACTACGTCAACATCTCGCATGGCAACGGATGGTACTCCATGTACGGACACCTCCTAAAAGGAATCACCGTCCAAAAGGGGCAGACCGTCCGCAAGGGACAGGTCATTGGCTACATGGGCGATTCGGGATTTTCAAGGGGGCAACACCTGCACTTCGAACTCCGCAAGGGTAGCAATGCCAAAGCGAACTCAATCGACCCTCTAAACTACCTTTTTGTCGAGGACAGGACAATCTTCGTGAATCCGTCCTCTAAAGAATATGACAGGATCAGATACAGAGACACATCCCCTGTTCAGCCTGTCGAGCGAAACACGGCTATTGACCAAATCGAAGTTGGTCTCGCTTTCCTCAACTGTCGGGACAAGCCATCCCTCAAGGGCGAACGGCTCGGTTTCTTGGCAGAGGGTTTCTACAATGTCGGCGAGATTACCGAAGCAGAGGGATACACATGGTATCGCATCGGCTTGGACAGATGGTGCGCTCAAGTGGACAAGGTCACGTTCCACAAAGGTAGTTTGTCCAAAACGTACAAGGTACTGTTCCCCTACGTTTCTGTCGGTGACCGTGATAAACTGATAGACCTAGCACAGGAAGCGCAACTCCGCATCATCGTGGAAGAGAACTGAATCGGATTTTTCCGAACGACTTTTCCCCACCATTTCGGATTTTCCTAGCGAGAGCGGTAACAGTAGCGGTATCAGTAGAAGCACTACTCAACGCTACTCAACACTACTCAACGCTAGAGCGCAGAAAATACCAAGATACAACAAACCCCTATTCCATAGGCGTTTTTGCCTATTTCATAGGGGTTTAATTTAGGGCAAAAAGAATACCCTGTCTCTGCCGTCTGTCCCTAGATAGGGGTCGAACGAATGCCTATTTTATATTACTTTGTGGCACTCCCCGGTATCAGTAGAGAGACAGTAAGTTAACTTAACTATTTAACTGTCAACTCCAAGCCTAAACAATATATTAGCACAAGAAAAGACACCTGTGAAAGGAGAAACAGGTGTCTTTCTTTTTAGGAGGTCAACTAATGCAAGAGGATACCATTGTGCAGTAAAGGAATTGGGAATGCTTGGAATATCATCTGACACTTATATTCTACTCGCTTTTAGATTTTGATGCATTATTTGGTAATAACCTGTCACTAATTTCTGTGTACTCTGCATCGATAGCGTACTTGTCCGCAATCTGTTTTAGTTCTTTATCTGACTTCGGGAGACCGAGGGGCGAGATATTCTCCACCACCACATGTTTATCCTCTCGCCAACCGAAGTTTGCTTTCTGCGAGAAGATGGCGAAGATGTTATTGGCATCTCCATTCAAAGCGGCTTGAGACAGCAGGGATGAGAACAGTTCCTTTATCTGTTCTAGCCACATCTTGGTCGGATCAGTATCGGGTCTTGTCCTTATATAATATTGTATAGAAGATGTGGTGTGCCCCAACGCTAGGGCGAATGACTGATTGTCGGGCAGGACACCGTCTTGAATACATTGCTCAAGGTAGACCATGCTCTGTTCCTTTACCCTGTCGGTATCGGAGAGCGGTATCTTTCCCATCTCGTCTGCGTTCAGCAGGGCGTTCCTGCCCCTGTCGATGAGAGCGGAGATGCGTTCTTCCCTGCCCTCTAGGTTCTTACTCTTATACACTCTAGTTTCCTTTCTCCGCATATTATCTGTGTGTATCTGCGCTTCGGTCTGCGGATAACGCTTCGGCAGAGAGCCGTTCATTTTATTTGAGCCGTCATTCCTCGTGACATGCTCGTGCTTTTCTTCTCTACTCATGCCCAACCTCTGTCGCTCCCTGCCAACACGCAAGCGTAGATTACCACAGTGATCGCACCGCCCACAAACATACCTATAACAAAACTCATACTATTTCTCTCCATTGTTCATATTCTTCTTCATACGGCATGATGATGACCTCTGTTCTAGGGTTGGTCTTGGAATAAAAGGTCTTGGCATCCGCTTCGGCAATGATGTCTCGGTTGTCATCAGCGAGAACCTCGGCATCGACTAGAATATCCCACAAGGCTTCCTGTAGATTGACGGTATCGACTCTCCGTCTGCTCGGCATGAAGAACCGCACATCGATATGACAAGGGTATGTGATGGGCGTGTCGGGTATGCCCTTTGCCCGAATGATTTTCTCGCAATCTTTGGCGTACTTCTTGTACCTCGCAGATTGAGCGATGAACGGTCTTTTGGTCTTGGAGTTGGTCAGAATCTGTTGGGAGTTCTTCTTCCCCACAGGGGGCATCGGGATTTCGTAGACATAGTTAGTTGCCATCTGTCACCTCTTTCGGTTCGACAATGAGCGTTGGAATCCCCTCAACGTGTATCTCATATCTAGGCAACTCGTTGATAGATGCCTGTATCTCAATCGAATACTCTTGCGGTCGGTTCGCATAGACGAAATCCAATACCCCATCAAGGAACTTGCTGACATTCTCTTTAGTCACCACGACATTGTATTCTTTAGCCATTCAGCCACCTCTCTCCTGTTTTGCGTGATTCGATTATGGCACGTTCTACCTCATCAACGTCTATTGGCACATTGAAGCGTCTGCCGTCTCGGAACTCAATCCCACCCTCGCTTATGAAGGAGAGGTCATTCGCATTGACTAGGTATGCGTATCCGTTCTCGTCTCGAATCTTCAGCCATTCAACCATAATTCTCTCTCCTGTTCGCTAGTAATTTGTTTACCCCACGTTTCGCACCACTTAAGTATCTCTTTCACGGCATCGTAATCGATTTCTCCCCCCTCATTCATCTTTGAGAGTTTTTTCTCTAGTCCGTCAACGAAGACCACCCTATATCTGTTTTCGTCCATTATTCTCTTTCTCCTGTATGTCTGTATATCACGGTCTCGGTGTCGGTATCCTTGACAGGGATGTCGATGAACCCGACCTGCTCGATAATCTTTTTGATCTCGGCTATGTTCTGCGCTCTCTCCAATCTGCCTGTCAGTTTGGAATACTCGATGTCGGCATCAAGCCTAGTAATCAAATCTTCTAAATCGATATATCTTCTTTTCATCCGTTACTCCAATCTTTTTGGATTTGGTGGAGCGTAGTCACCGCCACGCTCCATCCATTCTTTCGTTGTATCCGTTTGCCACCCTAGCCTTGTAGGCTTCGATGGCTTCTAGTTTTGTGGGAGAGCCTTTGAGGTCATCCATCCAAAAGGCGGTAATCTCCCAATCGACACCGAAGAAGTATTTCCTCGGTTTACTTTCTTGCTCTTTCCACACCATGTGGGGAGCGAGATTGTTAGTATCTGTCATCGTCATCATCTCCGTTGATTATCCTGTCGGCTAGGTCGAACACAAGGCTCAAGATGAACCCGACCATGATGCCGTCTATGCACAGGAGACCTAGCACCTTAAATGCGTTCCACAGAAAGTTAATTATTGTTGTCATTCTCTCCACCTCACCCAAAGAGCATTACCCCGAACATCCCTGCCACTACAAGCAATAGTCCAATGTAAGTCATCCACATGAAAAACTCAGTCATCTTCTTCCACCTCGTCCATTTTCGCTCCGCAACTTGGGCAATAATTCCACTCCCTACCAACAGGAGTTGTCACTAAACGATATTGCCCACATTCAGAGCATCTGTATTCTTTTGACCACTTCCAATCCTCATGCTCTTGTTCGACCCAATGCCCATGCTTCACAGGGTCGGCATCGGCGGTCGGCGCATCGTCAAGTTTCATCAGTACTGTATCAAGGCAGAGGACATAGTCATCATTCTCTCCGTATGTTTCCGCAATCCAATTTCGCCATTCTTTAAGTCTCTCTGCAACCCAATCAGCGTCAATTAGTCTCATCTTCCGCCTCCATCTTGCAGAAAATCACTTGTGCCACTTGCAGTAAGCACATCAAGTCGCTCTCTTTAACATCTGTTCTCCTGTCTATAACAGGGCTTATTGTGTCCATTAGCGTTTGGCTTGTCTGCGGTAAACTGATTACTATTTGGTTTCGATTGGGATAGTAGTTGAGATAATAATCGTTACTTGCTATCATCTTCTCTCCTTTCTCCCCAAGAACAAAAGTCATTATCGTCTTGGGCAACTACACTATAGTCCTTGAATTCGCACATCCCATTTTTCATTCTGTGTATGCAATCCTTGCACCGCACCACTTCCACGGCATCTACTGTTGGTTGTGCTTCTGTCACACGAACGCCCCACTCAATCATCGCCTTGTACCGCGGGTCTACGGTTGCCAAGTCGGCACACATAGCGTCTGCATCAATCAGTCTCATCTTCTCTCCTTTCGCCATTTGCACAAAACCAATCATCATCAGGCATCCACGAATACCAATAGTCCTCGCATTGACAAGGACATATCTCGTCTGGGAACTCCATATCGTGCTTGTTTCTTGTTCCTCTCGGTTTGTGAATGCAATCCTTGCACCGCACCACTTCAACGGCATCTACTGATGGTGCATTATCCACGTCATCTTTATAAAACACTTCTACATATTCATACCCACCATTTTCTGTGGGAATAATAACTTCGCCACTTTCAAGTTTGTCAGCATCAATCAGCCTCATTTTCTTTCCTCTCTTTTAATCATGAATACTGCCCACAACGCCACAAGCAAGTCGATAACCATTCCAACCCACAATGGTGTAAACACCCATATCCATCTCCAGTTAATCACCTTGCAGAGTTTAAGGACGAGGAATACTAACTGTAATGCTTCTAAGAATCCTATCCCTTTTATAGTGTTTGAATTATCTTTCATCTTCTCTCCTTTCTCCCCATCCGCAGTAATTCATTTCACAAGTCGCTCTATCGAACATGTCGCACCAATAGCCGCCTGTCTGCTGATTAAATCATCCATCTTGTTCACCTACCCTCCTGTTCCATGCTTCGATTGCTTCCTGTTCTGTCTTCGCACCTATTCCAACATAATGAGTGCGCTTATCGGAACTGTCCCACGCAGAACAATCAATTCTTGTTCCTCCATTCCAACTCCACTTATGCGCAGGCGCACCGCAGAACGGACATGGTTTTAATTCACTCATCTTCTCTCCTTTCTCCGTTAAGGAAAATAGCCTGTGTCGTAGTCAACAATATGGCAAGTTCTTCGTCCTCAACATCTATTCTTCGGTCTACCACCGAATCAAGTGTGTTAGTAAGCGTCTTCTCTGTCTGTGGTAGTCTAATAACTATTTGATTGAGATTTTTGTAATATGCGAGGATATATCCGTTACTCGTCAGCATCTTCTTTCACCTCGCAAAAACCTCGAAGTCCGAACCGCACCAATCCCTCGTCTCAAGGTCACGACTTGCGAACAAGCGAACGCACTTGCTCTTGCGTAAGCAATCCATGCTCCAATCAACTCGTTCAACCGTGCCTGTTGCTATTCCTCTTTCCCAATCCTTGCCGTAACCGCCAATTCCGTTAATGTGTATCACATCACTCCCACCGCCTATCACACCAACGACCTCATGGCAATCGCCATCCCAACGGAGAAGAATGTATTTCATGCAACGATACCCACTATCGTGAACCTCTGTCATTGGCACAATAATTACCGATGAGAAAGTCTTTTCTTTTATCGGCATATACTCCATTTCTCTCAACTCACTTAACGTGTAGAGATTTATGTCCTTATCAAGTTTCATCTTCTTCCCCCTCAAATTCTTTCTCAACGTAGTATTTCGATCCGAACACCACAGGGTCTTCGCTGAACGTGTCAACGATGTCCAAGCGGAAAAGGTTTTCTTCTAGGCTGACCATGATAGCGTACTGACCTACGTTCTCTTTCGCCTGTTCCTCGTCTCGCAACAAGGTCTTGATTACGTCCATCGCATTGTCGATGTTCTCAAACAACAGGGCGGTGCTATGGTTATCTCCTATCGAACTAATGTATGCCATTCAGTAAACACCTCCTCTTTTGCTTCTATGGTTTTCTTCGGTTTGGTTGGCATTTGTTTAAATTCCCACCACTCTGAACCGTCATACTCTGCCCTCTCAAGCCACCAATCTTTGCCTACTACCTTGAGCGAGGATGACACCTCGGGCATTCCGTAATCCTCATCGTATCGTTGGTCGGCTTCTTTCCAAAAAGACTCCATGTCCAACTCAAACTCTTCGGGCATCTCTTCTTCGTACATCGGATACCTAGTGACCATGACGAACTCGACATCTTTGGGGGTGTATCCTTTTTCAGCCAAAGCCTCTATCGTTTCTTGCTTTAGGTTCTTCATCACTTTCTCTCCCACCAAATTTCCTCTTTACCGCAATGGATGCAACGTTCCAAATGGACTGTCGCATTCTCCACGGTCTCGTACTCCTCAAACACATGGGGTGACAGTTCGTTGCCGTCTGCCAATGTGACGGTCACGCCATCTCCGCATCGGTCGAGGTCTGCTTCTTCGATGTAGTGCATCGCTAGTTCGATGCCCTTTTCAACTTCTATAGGTAATAAGTTACTAGTAAGTAGAACATGAAGTTTACTTAATACCTTGCTTCCATCAACTGTCATTCTTTGTCCTTTCTCTGCCAAACGAGCAGAAGTCGTAAGGCGATACACCGCCTAACCATGATTTGCAATAGCCGTCTTCCCTGTAGTAGATGCAGGTCGAACACGTTGCAGGGATGCTTGGGATGTTGTCGATTATGTTCAGCAGGTTCTCTTTGCTTTTGATCGGATGCGTCTCGATGTACGCCTTGAGAACCTCTGCATCTATCTTTCTCATTGCTTCTCCTTATAATGGGAGACCTGTGCTTCTAGTTGGCTGATGCGCTTTGACATTGCTCGTAGCACCTCTATTGTGTCCTGCATCAGCAGGTCGATGCACTCGTCTCCGTAACCGATATGCTCCCTCTCTTCTGCGATGTCTTGATAGATGCAACCAACGCAGAGGTCTTTGTTGGCGCATCTATTTAGACTTTCAATCAGCATCTTGGGTGTCTTTCGGTTCTCTTCGTTATACGGTCTATGCGTACTCATTTGCTACCTCAAAGAACTGTTGGTGCAGTCCGTCAAAGCGGAAGTCGATGATGCCTGTCTCCCCCTCTTTATTCTTTTCCACGATAACGGAGTACTCGTTGTTTTCCTTATCGTTGTAGAGCAGGATGATAAGGTCTGCATCCGCTTCTATCTGACCGCTCTCTCGCAGGTCGTGCATGTTGGGCATCCTGTTGCTACCATCGGGTCGCTTCAACTGCGACAGGCACACGACTGTGATGCCCGAAGTCTGTGCTAGGGTGTGGAGTCCGAGCGAGGTGTTGGTCACCATCTCGTACCTCGACTTACCCTTTGCGTTTATCAAGCCTAGATAGTCGATGAAGATTACATCAGCGTGTAAGCGTATCGCTTCTGCCTTAATCCAATCCACAGTCTTACCGCTTGCGTTGATGATTTTGATTGGCAGGTCTGCTATCTCTTGGTGATGCTCCGCTATCCCGTCTATCTCTTCTGCGGAGAGTTCCCCTCGTTTCAGATGGGAGAAGTCCAACCCCACATAGTTCGTCACCAAGCGGTCGAAAATCTTATCGACCGCAGTTTCGAGCGAGAAATACACGCATTTATACCCCTGCTTTGCCATGCGTATCATCATCGAGATGGAGAATGCCGTCTTACCTGCGCTCTGTTCTCCTGCAAGTATCACGAAGTCACCCTTGTCTATGAACGTGTACTTGTCCAACTTGGAATACCCTGTCTTGATGTGCTTCTTTGGGGAGTCTATCCTCGAATAGAACTGCACCATGAGGTCATCCACATCCTGCGCTACTTCCTTGACTTCGTGCTGTGTGGCTCGGATCAGATTGCTCTGTGCTTCAAGCACGTTCTCTAGGCTCTGCGCTACCAACAGGTCTGATGCCACGCTCTTTGCCTGTTCGATGATGTTGCGCTCTTTCAGTTTCTCGACCGCTACCTGCCACTCGGTAGTCACTAGGGTGTCAGCGCACAGGAAAGCGTATTCCTTTTCCTCTGCCTGCATGGACAGGGCGATGATGCCCAAGCCTTTCGTGTCTCCCGAACGTGACCACTCTTTCTTCATCGCAGAGTACACTCGCCTTGCGACAGGACTAGAGAACTCGGTCTCGTCAACTTCTGCCATTATCTGCGATGCACCCTTATCCATCATGATTAGACCGATTAAGGTGGTTTCGTAGTTCGCTTCAAAATTCTCATTCATTGCCCACTCCTTGTTGCCATATACATTCCGTATGACATCCCCAATCTATCTGCTTCAGCCACATCCTCTGCTAGAAGTCTCATGTTCTCTTCCCTGCGCTTGCGGACGGATTTGTTGTAAGCCACATTCCTTATCTGCAACTGCGTTGTTGTCGGTACGTCCGTCACTCCCTCACCGCTCCAATCGTAGTGGTCATACTCTCTCGTCAGTCCAAGCGTTCTCTTGGCTTTGCCGTATCCTTTGGACGCACACTCAATCGAACAATAAACTTTGTGGTACTCGTTAGGGTGGAACATCTTACCGCAGGTCTTGCACTCCACAGTCTTTTTTTCTCGCTTCATTGCCCTGTATTTCTGCTTAAACTCTGTGTTCCTTGCTTTCCTGCATTCATCGGAACAGGTCTTCATGTTCCGTGTTCTGCTGACAAATTCCTTACCGCATTGAATGCATATCATCTTGTACATTAGTAGGCGACCTCCGTTCCGAACGGTGCGACTAGAGCCACATTGTAGTCGAGGTAATCTTTCTCGGTTCTGATCCTACCGATAGCAACGAGCCTTTCAGCGCACCGCTTCTTTATTTCCTTATCTTCCTGCGTGGTCTTAAAGAAGTTGCAGGGATGTCTGTCTCCCATCTGTTTGGCATAGCCATCCTCTAGCACCCTGCACGACTGATGCAGTTTCTTATCGACCATGCAATTAACGCAGTCATAACATTTACCGTTCATATCAGTTTCTTCTTCCTCCCATTATCCTGTGCTCTCTGTGGGTTGCTCTGCTTCCATGTAGACTCCCAAGTAACACAGCATTGTTTCCAATTCTTAACAGGCTTACCGTTGGCTTTATGCCATCCCGATGCATCGTAGTAGTTGAAGAACTCATCGGGATTAAAGTGGTAGCCTTGAGCCTTGATGTATTCCCGAACCTCTGCCAATGTTGGGAACTTCTTTGCTTTAGTTTCTTTATCTATATTCTTATTACTAGTCTCTATATACTCTGTCCGCAGAATCTGCGAGGCAGGGTCGCAGTTTTTGCGAGGCAGATAGGAAAAATCTGCGAGCCTGCTCCATAGAGTTCTGTGCCTACCATCGAACGCTTTCTGCTCGATGTATCCTAGTTCCTTTAGATGGGTTAGTGATTGGCTTATCTTCCTGTCACTACACCCACAGAACGAGGACAGATACTCGTTGGTAGCGAAGCACCCCTCTCCGTATCCTGCTCGGCAGAAACTGTCTATCCGCATGAGAAGTATCTTCTCCGTGGCATCGAGCCTCGTGTCATTGAACACTTCCAACGGCATCGTAAGGTATCTGCTTTTCTCTTCCATCCGTTACCTCACATCAAGTACTGTGGGGAGATTAACTCCCATGTTTCCGCACCAAGTATCTCTGCTAGGTGGCGCAGGGTTTCGGGGGTGGGTAGCACCTTGCCGTTCTCGATCCTGCTCAATGTGGGGGAGTCGAACTGCGGTTCGTACTCTTTCATCCTGCGGACTAACTCCATGCCTGTGATGCCCTTGCTCTTCCGAACATCAGCCAACTTGTTGTACTCTCCCTGCCCAACCAAACCTAATGCCATGCGTGTCTGCCTCACGGCTTTCAGTTGGGAGAACGCTCTCTTCTCGTTGTCCCGAATGCTCTTCTCTATCTCATCGACAGCAACCGCCCACTTATATCCCATCGTGGTGTCATGGCATACATAGAATGCGCTCATGCCAATCGACCACATCCTGTTATTTGTCTGCACTTCCTTGCGGAATGCCCTCATATCATCATCTACATCGAAACCCTTGCTCTTGAGTTCCGCACAAATCTGACGCTTCGTTTTCCAATCACGAAGATTTACATGTTCTAGGTACAAGACGGTCTCCTTTCTATTTTCTTTGCAAATCTTTTGGCTTTGGCTAGTAGTGGGAGTTTGGGGATTGAAGTTGTCGCAACCTCAAACTCCCTTGCCGAATCAATCGTTGTTTTTAGCCTGTGTTTTGCGCACCTCTGCGAGGCGAGAACGCATCGCTTCTTTCTGCTCCTCTGTGTACTCTCTCTTGGTGCGGAATGGATTCTTACCGAAGCGATAACTCCATAAAGGACAATCTTTTATAGAGCATCGTTTGACTTCTTCTGACGATCCGCACACGCAAGATAGGCAATATAGCCGTATGCTTTTAAGTGGTGATGGTGTTTTTGTCATATTTGCTCCTCGTGTTATTGGCTTGGGTTATCGAGTCCGCCCACCTACAGTTGGTCGGTTCGTAGTTGCCATAGGGGTTAATCCTGTCGATGGTGCATTGGTGGCTGTACAGCGGAGTTGTCTCGTCATAACCGTTTGCGTATGCCCACTCACGGAAAGCACCGTAATCGTGCAACCACTCATCGCACATCTTTATGCCCTTGCCCCCATACCATTTCCAATCAGCGTTATTGGGGTTGTAACACCTAGACTTTATCCCTGCATAGATTTGGTACAAACGACTAGACCAACCGTGACGAGTGCCCCCATGTGTGGTGTGCGATAGTCGGGCAGACTCTCTTTGCAAACATCCGCAACTTCTTGTCTTGCCTCGAGTCAACTGTGCCGAACGCACAATCGCCGTGTTTCCGCAATCGCATTTGCAATTCCAATAACAATCTCTGTTGGAGTGGTCATAAGAAACAACGGTCAACCTGCCGAACCTTTGACCTCTTAAGTCAAGTCTCTTTCCCATGTCCTGCTCCTTTAGAACGGTAAATCCCCATCGAACCCTGTCACATCGGCAAACTCTTTGTTTGCTTTGGTGTCTACGGAGTTGACCGCCTGTCCGTTCTTGCGGACTGTGGCTTTGGCATAGATCGTGACGTAGGTCTTGCCGTTGTAAGGTTTGCTCTGCACCCCTGTTATCTCGGTAATCTCTACCTCTGTGCCATCACCTTTCTCGCAGGGAAAGTCTCCATCGATGCGGACGGTGTACCATTCCCCGTTGACCCATTGGTCGTTGACCTTTCTGCTGTCCTGCACGGAGAAGTCCGTGGTTGCGCTGTCATCGTTGTGCCATACTTTGCTTCTATAGGGTTTGAACGCTTTGCCTACTCTAATCATCTGTTATGCAACTCCTTTAAAACTTTGTTGATAATGGCGGTAATCTCGTCTTCTTCCTCTTCCTCTTCCTCGTCTTCATCTGCGAAGATAGCGGACAGCCTGTCCCAAAGATTATCGGGACGGTCAATCTCCATGCACTTGAGCAGGAGTTCTTCGCAGAAAATCCTGTGCAGTCTATCCGTTGGAGTGAGGCATCTGAACGAGAGGTCTGTCAGAATGTCTGCGATGCCTCCGCAGATGCAGTCCACGATGGTCTTCATTATCTCCTCTGCTTCGGCGGGGAGTTCCGCATCTTCCCAAGCAGACTTGATGACTCTGCGCTGATGGTCAAGCATGTCCTCATAAAGTTTCTCTCTAACGTTCATTAGTTTTCCTCCTGCAACCTTGCTACGATTTCGTCATACATCTTCTGTGTGATTTCATTGGTGCTCTCAATGCCGAACTTATCCTTGAGCCATCCCTTGAGTTCGACAGTTCCCATTGAGTAGGTCTTGGCGATAGCGAACAGCCTCTTGCGCTGTGCCTGTGTGATGGTGGTGTTCGGATCGGTGTTGTCTACCTGCAGGTTCTCGACCTGTTTGTTGAACCCCATGTCCTCGATGTCCATCGTGAATGCGCTAGAAAGTCCGCTGACTGCGATGGTTGCTGATGTCAACGCACGCTTCTGCGCCATCTTTAGGGTGGAGTTGGCAGAGTTGAATGCATCGTTCCTGCCGTTGCGTTTCTCCCTCGTGTTGGCTGAACCATATGCGGTAGAGAAGATGTACTCCTTGCCCTCGACAATCTTGCAGAGGTCACAGCGTACTGTGTACATGAAGAACGGTGACTCGCCATCCCAATTCTCTACGCAGGACACGACATCGTAGTGCTGAAGCAATCCGTATCCCATTGCTATCTTCTCTGCTCCGCTCTTGAACAGGCTCGGTCTTGTTGTGTTGGGGATGACACCGAAGTCAACATCCCTGCGCAGGAGCGTCTCCACTCCGTTCACGTTCAGTTTGTAGTTCTTGCCTTTTGCTGTTAAGGAAGCAGGCTTCGCTTCCGCTACCATTAAGTTATCCATCTATATCTTTCTCCTTAATTCTTTGAATCGCCTTGTAGGCTGACAGTATGTCTCTTGCTGATTGCCACAGTTGGTCGTGCATGTTCTCGCTCCACCATGCCCTGCAATCGAACAGTCGGTACTTGCCGTCTTTCTTTAGGAACAGGGCGAACAGCCGTGGGTTCTCGTAGTCCAAGCAGAGACTGTATAAGTAGGTCTGCAAGCAAACCTTGACATACGTCAATCTGTTGGGTGACCCGATGGTCTTGATGTCTAGAACACAGGGCGTGTTCCCTATCATGCCGTGGCGGTCTATCGTTCCGCAGAAGCCGTGCTCCTTATTGAAGACTTGCTCTTCCACTCCGTACCAATCGGGGATATAATCACGAGAGAAGTCCATGTAGGCTTGGACATACGGCTCGGTCTCTGCGTCTACTTCTGCATAGCCACCGTAGTCAAGGTTCTCTGTGGCTTCGTGAATCGCTGTACCCCTGCGTGATGCGGTCTCAAGCACTCCCTTATCGATGTTGGCGAACTCGGTGTAAGTGAGTAGGTCGAGTATCTGTGTCACGCTTGGGTACTTTTTTTCGTCCACGAAATACTCATGCGTTTGCTCATTGAATACAATGTCGGGCATCAATATCCTCCTTTCTCCAATCTTCATATGCCTGTCTGCACACCGCTTCTTTGATGTGTTCTAGACAGTTGTTGATAGAAACGTAGCCATCCCATTTACAGTCAAGGTCTTTTATCCTAATCTCGTACATCTTCATGACCCATTCCATCACGGTATCGTGAACGCTTACCATCCTCTGTCTCTCCTCCATTTCCCGAACGCTTCTGCCCTGCGCTGACTGTAGAACACGAACCGCTCGATGCCTGCATCGACCTTGCCGTCATACGCTAGGCTCTCGATGTCCTGTCTCTCTTCCTCTTCATCGAACAGGAACTGTTCAAGTTCATCCCACAGGTTGTTGTCCTCGATGAAATCGATCGCATGGTCTGTGTCGAATTCCTCCTCGGCTATCTTCAGATAGTCGGGTTCGTATTGGTCTTCCTCTTCTTTGTATTGGCTCTGTCTGAACCAATACTCGTCCTCTTCATCCATCCACATTCTCGGCTCTCTCCTTTCTTTTCTGCGTGTAGTAGTAATTGGTGTTCCTCTTGATTAACCTCTTGTACTTTGCGTACTTCTCGCATTGTCCGTGACATCCTAGTGTGCGCTCTGTGCATCCCTTGCAGGGTGCGTAGGCGATACCGCCATGACTGAACAGGTTCTGCGTTGTTCCGTTGTTGCCTGCCATATCCTTACCCCCACAAAGCACAGTTGATTTCAAGCGTCACGATGATTTCCAAAATAATGATTGCTAGAAACACTAGCGTTGATTTAACCTTTCCCATTTGTTCTCCTTTCGTTCGTGAGCCTTGATGAATGGCTGAAGCGCATCTTCGCTTATCCGCACAGTCCGTCCGAGATGGATGGAAGCAATCTCTCTATCCTTAATCCATCGGTACACCGTTTCTCGCCTAACTCGCAGAATGTCTGCGACTTCAGCCACCATCAAATACTTCACTTATCTACCTCAACATAGATTTTTATTTACAGGGAGTAATAACTGTGATAAATTTAAGGTGAAAAGGAATTAAATGTGTCACTTTATTGCCCCCTGTGATTATAGTACCACCGAGGATTGTTAAAGTCAACCACTTTTTTCACTGATTTCACAATTTTCTCGGAGGAAACTGATATGTTTTATCAGAAACTTGTTGCGCTTTGTGCCAAAAACAACATTTCTGTATCCAAGATGTGCAAGGATATAGGGTTAGTGCCGTCCGCTTCCGCTCTTTCCTTTTGCAAAGGGATTATTTGAGTTTCCTACCTGCTGACAACTCCGTGATGTCCACATCAACCTCGCTGTCTGCTACACCTAGCGACTGCACTTGGTCTTGGATGAACTGTGGTAGTCCGTCATACACATCGACCAATGCGTTGACCAACCTGTCTCGATCCGCTTCGACCTGCACGTTGAGGTTGCCGTCAGCATCTAACTCGTCACTCTGAAAATATCCGTACACGTTAATCTTATCAGCCATTGTTTTTCTCCATCTTCTCTCTTTCGATATCGTCTCTAATCAATCCCATGAGGTATGCCCTTTTGTTGGGCACTCGCTCAAGTTTCTCGATAATGTCTCCCTCGCTTTGGAAGAAGAGCGTTATCGCAAAGGTCTTTGCATTCTCTTTGTTGTACTTTTTTACCGCTCTTACATGAGCAGGGGAACTTGGTCTTACAGTCATTTTAATCACCTCTCTGTTTCTTCATCTCCTATCATAGTTTATTATATCTGCAATGTCAAGTATTATGACATCGTCACGCTTTCTGCAAAACGCTCAAGGCAAGCGCGTATATCGTGCAGTACTCATCGTTTGTAAGGTTTTCGTCTTGGGACGCTGTCTCGATTAAGGCATTCAGCCTTTGCTCGTCCGCTCCGATGAGTCCGATTAGTTCTGCGTAGTGTTCCATCAATTCCTCTCCTTACCCCATATACTCTTCGTCAGCGATGCTTGCAAAGAAGTCTCTGAACTCTTTGGCTTTGTCCATCATGCTACGCACGACCTCGCCACCGCTTTCTCCATACGACTTGGCGAACTCTCGATACTCGTTGTCGCAAAACCTTGCCAACTTTCCTGCATCACTCTCTGTGATTTCGATCATGTATAACTTCTCAACTCTTTTCATTTCCAATACCTCATCCTTTCCTGTTTCTCCTGCTCTGTCGAGCATGCCATCTGTTGTAACTTAATGCCGTTGCTGTTCTTGATGTAGCCATACCCATACTTGGGCAATCTCTCCGCTCCTGCCTGTCCGAGTATCAACCTGCTCTCTGTTGCTGTCGAGCAATGCAGGGCAACCTTTGTGTTGCAGTTCAACTGAATCATCGCAGGGATTACTGACTTGTGCGGTGCTTGGCTACAGGCGATTACGAATATCTTGGATGCTCTTGCCTTTTGCAAAAGTTTTTGTAACTTCTGCGCTATCTTCTTGCCATTCGGCGCAAGCATTAGGTCAGCCAACTCATCGATGATTAGGAACACGCTTGCCCCTGTGTACTCCCTTACTCCCTGCACTCTCATCTCTGCGTATCTCCTCTCCATGAGATTGAGCGCTCTGTCCATCATCTTTTCGATCGCTTCGTCTGTGTCAGCGTATGCGATGCAGGACTTCAGTTTGCTGTAGGGATACAACTCAACACTCTTGGGGTCTGCCAACATCATCAAGATGTCGCTGTGTGCCAACATGCTGTGTATCAATTCCTGCACTAGCATTGACTTACCACTTCCTGTTGAACCTACCACAAGCACATGGTCTTTACTCTGCAAGATGTCCTCGCAGTAGGTGTAGTTGCTCCAATCCATTTTGTATCTCCTTTCTCGATTGCATCCTCATTGTATCATAGTTTATGACATATGTCAAGTTAGATTTCAAAGTCGTTTCTCATGATGTCGAAGTAGTAGTCACCGATACATGCTCCGTTGTAACGACCCTCATGTTTCTCGTGCCATGTGCAGAACTCTAACAGTGTCTGCTTGGGGTCTCCAAAGTCATCCTGTGTTTTCGAGCCGAAGTAATCACAGTATTCATCGTATGCTCTCTTGTTCACTTCGTATAGATTCGTTCCTTGAATCGGTGTCATCTCATTGCTGTAGTTGTCGTAGAAAATGTACTGATATACTTTCATGTTATTAATTCTCCTCATCGTTATCTATGCTGTAGTTTTTAATCGTGCTTGCGAGAGCCTTATGAAACTTCTCGTCATGCTTGGTCACCCATGTGTAGTAGTTTCTGCTGTTCTTCCTGCGCAGTTTGCCGTATCCAAAGGCTAGTGCTGATAGTTGTTCTATGCGTCCGTCCTTGTAGTAGATTGTTAGTATCATCTCTGCTCTCCTTAATCTAGGTAGGGTTGGTAATCCCACTCACCAAATACTGCGACTCTTGGATAACTTCCTGCAGGACTCTCCTGCCATCTCTGCTTCTTCTCTGACCATCTGAATGTCAGTATTGTTCCGTTCGGATCGTCTACGATATCATCTGCAAGGGTGTCATAGTATCGTGCTCCGTAGAAGATGCATCGTGCTTCTCTGATTTTGATTGTGTTGCCTTTGACTTCTGCTACTGTGTAAGGGTTGCGTACCATTCTCACATAGTACATGTTGCATGGTGTGTAGATGTAAAGGTGTTCTCCAACTGTAGGTGTATGTTTCATGTCTGTTCTCCTCTCAATAATAATTAACTGTGTTTGGAAAGTTAATGCATAGGCTCTGCGGTGAAATCATGTTCTCGGAAGTCTCTCCAACAATCTTGTGCCCATATGTGTAGACTTGAGTTTTGGAAATCAGTATCTCAAGAGCCTGCTCCTCGTTCTCTGCTTTTATAAAACCGCTCCTTTTTCTCTTTGCATAAGACCATGTCGCAAGGTATAGTTTCATGTTTGCTCTCCTTTCAAACTTCAATGTCATTGTCGATGCAGTAGGTGTCTACATAGTCCTCAATTATCTCTGCCCACACATCTTCCTCTGCTAGGTATGTTTCCATCTTGTCCTCAAACTCATCTGCTAGGTACTCATAGTCTGCATCTGCTTTGATTCTGTTGATGATGTCCTCATCAATGTCTGCATCACACTGCCAATCCCACAGATGATTCTCTAGGTGTTCTTGTGCGCTCTCTTTGGTAAACTCTCTCAACACTCTGTAGAATGTGTTGATGTCTTCTTGTGGTACTTTGCTCATGCTCACTCCCCCTTGCTCACTACTCCATCGCAGTACAGTCCACCATCCTTGTATGCTTCTCGCATCATGAACAGGAATGTGTCCATCAAGTCTGCAAACATCTCGTCATCTTCGTAGTAGATATCCAAGTTTCCATCGTCATCACCACCATCGAGGTCACCATATTTGATGTCTGCATCTGCTACTCCAATGGTGAGCCATGTTTCAAACACGTCTTCATTGTTGACCTGCCTTGCAATGTACTCCATTGCTTTGACCATCTTAATGCGCTCCGCTCTCTTCATTTCTGCTCCATAAATCGATTGTTCATGCGGACATCGAGAAACGCATATTTTGTGGTGATGGTTCTTCTGCTTCTGCAGGGATACCATCAAAGCCCGGTGCGGTCTGCTCAGTGAACAAATTGTTCAATAGTAGCATTCCGCTCATAGTCCATAATGAATGCCAGGCATTCGCTCATGCATCCGCATTTCTGCATCAAAATTTTGTGCTTCTTTCTTCCTCGCTCTGCATCCCATTCTTCTTGCACTCGGTACGCGTTAAACGTCTTGTAGTCCGTTTCAACCCTGTAGTCAAAACAAGGCATCTCAATTTTTGCTAGTGTCCTGCTCATTTTCTGCTCCTTTCTGTTGTGCGGTCTGTCTCATCAGTAGCAGTAGACCATCTCTGCTATATGCCCTGCTGTGCAGGACATTTCGACTCATTACACCACCATCCAAAATATGTCAAAGCAATTATTGTCTCTCAACTCCTGCAAGAGGTCTTCCAACTCCTCAAGGCAGGTGACTGTCTCCGTGCATCTTATCTCCATGCAGACCCAATCTCCGCTTTCGTCTATGGTTTTTGCTTCATAGGTGAAGAACACTTTATACTTATACATGCTATGTCTCCTTTACTTTGGTGTAGCCTGTCTCGTCAGTAGTGGTAGGCTGTCTCCACTAGAACCCTTTGCAGGGTTTTCGACTCTCCTTTCTGCTTAGTGAATTGCACAAACTATCTTGTGATACTTGTCTTCTTTGCTCCAACAGTGTCCGCATGTTGCGCAGTCACTGCATCTGCAGACGTCATACTTTGGATATGTTTCTTCTGTGATTTTCTGCTCATCGTCTGCAGTATAGATTGCGATGCCGTACTTTTCTGCAAGGGCGATGTGCACAGGATTGGTGTCTGCCCACACGCTGAATCTTAAAGCGAGATTGCTCGGCAATGCTCCATTGTCATTGATGTACTTGATGACATAGGGCAATGACTTTGTGTAGCAGATGAAAGTGATGTTAGGAACATTCTCAAAGTGCTTGCAGACCTGCATCCACTTGTTGAAGTATTCCGCATTGTAGTAGTCTCCACTCTCATGAATGCGCACGACCAACTTCTTGTTGTGCTTGAGATTGTAGACATTCTTCTTCTCGATGTAGGCAATTGCCCAATCCGCAAATTCTGCAGACCTGCTGAATGTCCAATTGCGATTTCTGCAGGGATTGCAGTCGGGATAGAGGTCTTCCGCTTTCTTTGCATAGCATTTCAGTTTGCACATTTCCGTTGCAAAGGGACATGTAATTTTGTAAGGAAGATTCCAAATCAAGAACGCTGTCTCTTTATTCGGAACGAGTTTGTGATTGCTTGCGGAGAATTTTGCGAAAGTCTCCAACATTTTAATCGCCATACTTCTAAACATCTCTTTTGCTGTCATGATGATACCTCTTTCACTGTTTGATAGTGTCATTACTTGTGACACTTTTGGTAGGAGACTGTTCTTTTACCTGTTCAATCTCCGATAGAAAACAGGCCAAACAGAATGTATCACCAAAGCACTAATATTCAATTATCAAGGTACAAAGTTTTGATTGACTTTGATACTCAAGACTGTCAATCTCTATTGTGTCTCTATTGTATCATACTCTATGATACTTGTCAAGTACAATTTTGAAATTCGATTGCGATAATTTGGCTTCCCTTGAATACGCTTTGTATAAGGTCTCACGCTTTCGCCTCTCTCTATTGTGTCTTTATTGTATCATATACTATGATATTTGTCAAGGCTTTTTTTAGAGATTTTATAATCTTTTTTCAAAGTGCGGTTTGTGTCAACTTGCGTTTTTCACTATCAACATTGTATCATATTCTATGACTATTGTCAACACTTATTTTTTAAATCGGTTTAATTTGGTTGACGCCTGTCATATTGTGTTATCAATGTTTCATTGTCTATATGTTATCATATTCTATGATACTTGTCAACACTTCCGATGATATTGTAACTTTTTTGTTACTTTTGGCTTTTACCTACTATGTTAGTAGGTTGATACTGTCTATTAACCTATTAACCCACTAGGTATATATACATATATAGCGTGACAGGTTTAACCCTAACACTCATCGACACGACACGAAACATGACAGACAGTATCCTTTTTAAACTAGATTAGTATCGCTTTTAAACCATTTTTGGCACTCTGACTATGAGACTGCCAAATGATTTAGTCACTTAACCGTTATGACAGACCGTCAAAGCGCCGCCTAAAAGGCTCTGACTGTCTCAAAGTAAAATGATACTGTCGAACCAAAAGCGTTTTCTAGTGCCTGTTTTGCCTGTCTCACAAGAGGCGCATCGGTTTTTTGAGGCATGCGGGTGGTATTAAACATCATATAACGTATTATGTTTTTGTGCTGCCCTGCACAAGGCCACCCATCCCTTGCAGGGAGAGCGGAGAGGGGGCGGCTTACGCCTCTATATACCCGAAATAATAAAAAGGCTACCTAGTTATATATAAATAGATCAGTCGAGGTGTTTTTAAAAATTCCCGAAAAATACAAAAAGACCCTTTAGGGCGGTAAAACAGCCTAAAGGGAGACTTTTCTGTAAAGGGGTATACCCTTAAAGCATGGAAGATTATAAGGGCATACAGGCATATTTAAGGAAACATCCTCATTCTCTTGAAGCATACGAAGATTGGTTCGAGTTAGCGAGAGCGAATGGGGATATAGATATATGCAGGGATATATTAAAGGGCGTAACTAGTGTTGTAGGGAATCCGCATACCAAGATCGAAGAGAAGTATCGGGGTCACGACCTCATGAAGAGGCTGAACTTGATGCTTGCCCCGAAGTATTTCCATCATTACTGCATCTATTTGGAATGGAACAGAGACCCGAAGAAGCGTTTCTATCAGCCTAGAATGAAAGCGTTGTATCCGTTGGCGAGGGAAATGCAGAGATTGGAGGACGATGACCTCGACCTGCTGTGTATCTCGTTGCCACCGGGAGTTGGAAAGGCTCTC